TCAGTACAAGCAAGTTCATTATTTGTGGATTTTGACAGAATAAACACAAGATTTACAAACAATGAGTCGCAACAAAGTTTTTTTGCAGGAGACACAGGTTTTAGGTTTAGTTCTGTAATAGTAAAAGAATTAAATTGGGGAATGACTACAGGTGCTACTGCATCAGGTGGTGGTTCTTCTAGCGTATCAACACAAGGCTCAACAACATCTGTAATAAATAATACTTCTCCTGCTGAAAAAAGTATTTTTAGCGAACATAGACCTACCAATCCTGTTTTTACTTTAGTATCAGATGGTTCAGTTAGAATACACATAGATTATGCCAATAGAAGTACAGCAAATTTTTCTGTTGGCGAACAAGTAAAAATCAATGGTTTTGAAACAACTACTTTTGCTGATGGTGAGTTCATACTAAGTTCTGCAATCAATCATTCAGAGGGTGCTGGAACTCACGCTATAGTTGCAATAGATAGTGATGGTTTTGGTTTTACGATTGCAGTTCCAAACACAGTAACATCTGTCAAGTCAGGTAAATTTGGTGGTAGTGAAATAGTAATTAACGAAGAATTAGTTGTGCCTGTATTAGTAGAAACAACATCAGGCTCAAATCAAATTACAGTCAATGCAGATAACTTTGCAAAAATAGGAGAATTTGTTTCTATGACTTTAGAAGAAATAACTTCTGTTGGTGGTATATCTTCTACTGTTATGGCATCTATAAATCAAATATCTGCAAGAACCACAGACACGCTAACAGTTGATCTAACAGAAACAAAAAATATTCTTGCCAATCCTTTGAAAACCACATCAGGCTCAACATCATTGGTTATAGATTTTGCAGAACATAATATTGCTGTAAGTGACTCAATAACTATTTCAGGTGCTACAGCAGTTGGTGGTGTACCAGCATCAGATATAAATAAATCTCATACTGTTTCTAGTATTACAACAAACACAGTCACAGTAGTCGTATCAACATCTGCATCAAGCACAGCAAGAGGTGGTGGCAGTTCTGTTTTATTAGATGGTTTTACTGTTACAACCAATCCAATAGAAACCACATCTTCTTCTGCTACTGTAAAGGTGCATTATGCAAGTCATGGTTTAGCAAATAGCGATACTATTACTTTAGCAGGCTTAGATGATGTAGGCGGAATTGATAGAAGCTTGCTTAACAAATCTCACACAGTAGTTGATGCCTCTAATGCAAATTATTTTACGATAACTTTATCTGAAAGCGCTACGGCTTCTGAATTTGGCGGGGGTACAGACGGGGTTTTAGAAAGGCCTGTAAAAGCTACTTCAACCGTTAATTATGGATCTTCAGGATCAAAAATAAATTTGCCAACTGAGATACAATGATTGATAAATTAAAAGCAGCAAATTATATTGAAAATAAATTGGGCAAACCTTTTATTTGGGGGCAAAACGATTGCAATACTTTTATCGTTGAATATTTTGATAAAATGTTAAATACAAATTTACTTGAAATAATTTATAAAAAATATTCAACAAAAGCTGAAGCTATAAAATTTCAAAAAGAATTTGGGCAAAGAATTTCGGGAAGATGTTTAGAATTAGGTTTAAAAGAATTTCACCCAATAAATGCAATATATGGAGATATATTAGTGAAGCATAACGAAAACTGGGATTCATGCCATATTTGTGTTGGAAATAAAATAGCATCTATTGATGAAAAAGAAGGAACTTTTATTACTCCAATTTCAAGCTTTTTTTTATTTGATCATGCATATAGGATAGGCAATGAAAATTAAAAATTTGATCTTATTTTTATTTTTATTCTTTTTTACAGGGATATCTTTTGCAATGCCTACGGCTGTTGGTGTTGCTATATTTCAAGGACTTGCAACAGTTGGAATTGTAGTTGGTCCGGTGACCGCAGGTTTTGTAGCTGCCGTTGGGGTAGCGGCTATAGTTATCGGGGCTTATGCAGGATCAAGACTGCTTGGACAAATGACCCCGGATTTTCCGGACGATTTATCCTCACAAGCTGCGACGGCTTTAGCAAATCAACAAGGATCAACAAACCCATTGCAAGTTGTATATGGCAAACGTAGAATTGGTGGTACTCCTATTTTCTATCATGTTTCTGGCGAAAATAATGAATTTTTGCATGTTGTATACACAATTTGCGAAGGCGAAATTCAAGGAGTTACGCAAATTTATTTAAATAATGATCCTTTAAAAGTAGAAAATTTTAATATTTGGTTTGGATCTTCAACAGACATAGCGGCTAAATATAAAAATTTAGTAAAGTATGAAATTTATAACGGCACAACAACTCAAACCGCAGATCAGGATCTTATAAATGAAACGGGCGGAGTTTGGACTAGCTCAGATAAATTATCTGGAGTTGCCTATGCAATTGTACGTTTTGAATTTCAACCAGAAACTTTTGGCAGCACCGGAATTCCTCAAGTAAACTTTGACGTTGTAGGTAAAAAAACTAGAAGTGTATCATCAGGAAGCAGCACTTATAAAGTATTTAGCGATAATCCAGCAGACTGCATTGAAGATTATTTAACTAATACAATTTACGGAAGATCAATACCTAGCTCGCAAATAGATTCCACTTCTTTTACGGCCGCCAGGAATCTTTGCAATACAGAGGTAACTGTTGGCAGCTTAACTCAAAAAAAATATACTTGTAACGGAATTTTAAATACAAACAATAAAGCTATTAATAATATTGAAAAACTTTTAACAAGTTGCAGAGGATCCTTAGTTTTTAGCGGCGGTAAATATAAATTGCTTATTGATGATACAGGAACGGCTGTACAAACTTTTAATGAAGATAATATTTTAGGATCCTTTGAATTATCTTTAGGGGGTAAAGAATATAAAACAAACAAAATAAGAGCTGGTTTTTTTAATAAAGCAAGAGACATGCAAGGAGATTTTGCAATAGTTGAAAGCACGGTTTTTAAAGAGCAAGATAATAATTTAACTTTAGAAAGATCAATTGAACTTCCTTTTACGGATCAAATGGAAAGAGCTTTGATGATTTCAACAATTAATATGAAACAATCAAGGCAATCTTTAGTTTTTAAATTTACAAGCACAATTGAAGGTTTAAGATCAGAAATTGGCGATGTTGTATATATATCTTTAGAAACTTTAGGCTGGAATACTTTAAATTCTAATTTAGGAAAAAAATTCCGCATAATGAAATTAGCTATAAAAAATAATGATGAAGTTGAAATTACAGCTAGAGAATATGATGATGATGTTTATAATTTTGGCTTAATAACATCAGAAGATCTTTCTTTAAATACAAACTTGCCTAATTTTTCTTTTGTAGATAAGCCAACAATTTCTACGCCTACTGAAGAATTAATTACAATTCCTCCAACCTTATTTAATAGAATTACTATAAATTGGACGCAGCCGAATAAGTCAGAAGTTGAATCTTATGAAATTGGAATTAATAGAATAAATTCTGTACGCTTTGAAAATAAAAGCAGTTATGATTTTGAAGGCAGAAGTATTACAGAATCTTTTACAATTGACAAATTAGAAGAAGGGCAATATTTTGTTTCAGTTAGAGCGAAAAATAGACTAGGCGTAACTTCAGATTTTGCAACAGAAATTTTTGAAGTAAAAGGTTTTTCTATTTTGCCAGATGTAAATACGCCAGCAATAAACGCCGTAACTGAAGAATTATTTACAACAACACAAGGATCCGGGGTTAAAGCAAAAGCTACTTTAACTTTTGGCGCATCTACAAATACTGAATGGGAAAATTTAGGAGTAAGTATTGATCATTACGATATTGAATTTAAAAAGTCAACAGAAGCATCTTTTCAGGGCGCTGGGACCTCGCAGGGCTCCAATTTTGAATTTTTTGATATAGAACCCGCTTTATACGAATTTCGCGTCAGAGCGGTTAATACCGTAGGCGTTGCTTCTGATTTTTCATCTACTACTCAGAGAATATATGGCTTAACTGCAATTCCATCAAATGTTTCAAATTTTTATTTAAGATCAGACAGCAATACTGCAATGTTATCGTGGGATCCTACCACTGATCTTGATGTAAAAATTGGGGGCAGCTTTGAAATTAGACATTCTTCTTTAACTTCAGGTGCTACTTGGCCTCAATCTACACAAGTTGGAGAAGCAGTATCA